CAATCCTTCCATCATTTAAAAGTTCTATACCTACACTAGCTAATGCCGAACTAGATTTTACAAAAAAAACATGACCAGAGGGATTTATCCTCATACGTTCTACTGGTGCGGCTGCTGTAGCATCGGCTGCTGTTTCAAAAACAAGAGAATTAGTATTGTAGTAACTGTCCACTGTTGCTCTGATCGCAGCCCTAACACCTTCACCTGTTGAATCATCACCTGTAGAAAATTCAATGCCCCCTAGAAAATCGTTGTCAGATGCCGATGCATCATTGCCATAACCACTCTCCCACTTTCCTTCTGTCTTTAATGTGATTACAGAACCTTTATGGTCTGAACCACCACTAATTGACCCTGCTCTGGTCGTTTCCAAATGCAAAAGAGAGGCAGGGGAACTTGTACCAATACCAACATTACCAGAATTATTTATCCGCAGGGCTTCTGACCAAGATAAACTGGCATCTGCTGACCCCCCTGCCGAAGCATAATAAAATCTATGCGTACCATCAGACTGTTCGTACATACTTGCTTCGTCAGCTTCTTTATACACCCAAGCTGTGCTTGAATTGAGATATGCGTTATTTATTAACATGGTTACATTTGTGCCAGAGCTTGCTGAAATCAACAAACCTGTTTTCCCAAAATCAAAAGTTTGATAATCACCATAATGACTTTCTGGTGAGATCCCCAAACCAAGATTACCAGAGCTAGAAATCTCTAAAGCCAAATCTCCCCCATTGTACATAAATTTGTGACCCAAAGCCCAATATTCGGGGGTGAGGTATGCAGAGGTTGACCTATTGTAATTAAAATAAATTGGATGACTGCTTTGACCAGCAGGGTCAATTTCAACAACAGGGCCACCATTCCTGATTGTGAAAATTCTGTCAGGTGTAGCTGTACCAATACCAATTCTATCTGTACTAGCATCAACATAAAACATATTAGTTTGATTTACACTTTTAATTCTAAAGTCTGTGTCAACTCCAGATTCATTAAAATGAGCATTTGCGTTAAAGAAAGCAAAACCAGAGTTTGACATATCAAGTGTAAGGGCAGTAATAGCAGAACCATCGTCAACACCTGTAATAATAAAATCATCATTAGAAATGGCAGTATTAAATGTAATGTTTCCAGAGTTATGCTGAAAAGAAAATTGTGTGGCATCACCATCAGTAAAATACCAAGTTGCCCCATTAGCTTCAAAAATTAAGTCACCACTTGCGTGATTAGCAGCAATCGTTAGATCTCCAGAACTAATACTAATTTCTGTGCCATCAATAGTGATGTTATCAACTACAACCCCTGCATTGGCTGTAACAACTCCAGTAACACCAAGAGTTCCACTTATATCTGCATTGCCATTAACATCTATGGTAGTGGCATTAATCTCAATTTCTGTGTCAGAAACTAGGTCTAATACCCCATCAGCAGATTGATATATGTATGTGCCACTGTCACCAAATTGAAGCTGTCTTGTGCTATTTAAAAGTAACCCTGTATCATGAACGTGCGTTAGACTTACGTCACTATCAGCCCCGAAATTTAATACAGCTGCATCACTGGTCAAAGATAGGTCATCACCAATCGAAAGATCAGTTGTCGCTGCAATAGAACCACTTACAGATAAAGTAGCTGAATAACTACCTGTTCCAATACCTACGAAATTACCACCAGCATCGACTTTTAGCATTGATGAATTGCTTGCACTCTCAACGCGAAAATCTTTGTCAGCACCAGCTTCGTTTATTGTGACCGCACCATCCAGACTTGCGTCGGCTGTAGTGACTGTTCCAGTGAAAGTCGGAGAGGCCAATGGTGAATAAATTGACCCGATTGCCGTGCCGTTAATTGTTATAGCATCAGCTTCTAACGTACCATCAACATCAACATTATTGGAAATATTTAGATTAGTTGCACTAATCGTTCCTATGTTGTTTACATTTGAAGAACTATCAAGGACTACAGCCTTACTAGCTGCACCAGTACCAGCCGTAATGCCATCAATAGCTTCTAAATCGTTCTCATTAATATCCGCAGACCCGATAATAAATCCAGTAGCTGTAACAGTAGAATTAAAGGTAGCTGCACCAGCATCAGCACCAGATATGGTTAAGAATGTTGTATCAGCAGACCCATCTGTGCCTTTTAAAATTATATCACTATTATTAGCCTGGGCATCAATGGTAATATTACCAGATGTTGTTGTTAAGTTTATAGCAGCATCACCAGCAGCTAAATTATCAGCAGCCAAAGACGTTGCTTCTGCTGAAATGTAAGTATTAAGCTGGCTTGCGTTGATGTATTTTGTCGTACCACCATCATCTATTAAAATTTTGTCAGCATCAGCTACCGTAATGCTTGTACCATCTGTAGCACCATCTATTTGTATTGCTGCACCACTGACTTTATCAGCCGTTGTTATGGTGGATAATTTGCTATCAGCAATAGAACCAGCAAGCATAGCATTTTCTACTGCACCAGAAGCTATCGTCACCGCGCCACTAGATGCCATTGTCACATCGCCAGAAACAGCTACTTCTTCATAGGAAGTACCATCTGCAACTAGAATTTTCCCTGATGTTACATCTGGCATTGCCAATTTCCCAGCCAAAGTAACAGTTGTGCCTGCAACAGTGACAGCAGTTTCCATTGAGCTATTAACGGCTGTTTCAATTCTAAGCCCACCATCCACACTGCTGGCTGTTCTGTCGGTCACTCCACCTAAAATCCTGGATGTCGAAACAGTTGTTCCACCAGCATCTTTTGCTTCAAAATTAATAGTACCACCACCATAATAAGGAGTGCTATCAGTTGTTGAAACATCACTGATTGTAAGCCAGGGATTTACCCCATACATAGAAATGTCATCCCCACCTGTTGCAGTTCGTCCAATGCGGATATAATTTGTGGCTTGAGAAATGTCGTTCCCTTCCACATAAATTTCACCATCAACATGAACTTGCCCATCCCCTTCGGGCGTAAGAACCAAATTGCCATCTGAATTTGTCGTGCTGATCGTGTTGCCATCGATTGTAATATTATCAACAACTAATTGACCTGGGGAAAGTGTTGCACCAGAAAAACTTGTAATAGCCGTATATTTAGCTGCATTGGCATTGGTCGTTAGGGGCTGTGCGCCAGAGCTAGTATGCGCTGCATTAACAATATAATGTTCACTTGTACTGGTGTCCTTAACTATATCACGCTCTTGATAGACCGTGCTTGCAGCCCAATTACCTTTGAGCGTACCGATTTCCTGAGTAGCAATGGGAACGCCTGTGCTGTCAAAACTTAAAAGCTTATTTGCCCTGGATGTGGTATTTTCCTCAATTTCAGAATAACTGCTTGCGATTGAAGATCCAGAGCTATCAAGGGTATTGGAACGGCTAAATTTAAAGCTGCGATCAACAGCTTCCTGCACATCCTGCACCATAAAGGTTAGCTTATCCAAACTCTCCTCAAATGACTCTGCTGGAAAAGGATCGTTAGCGACAAGATCCAAGCCTTGTGTTTTTGGCTGCGCTCTACGCAATATTACCTTTTCGTTATTCGCTGGACGATAATCTGTAGTCGAATAATGGGCATCAGAGCTAGTGCCTGTGTTATATTTAAAAAGCACATTCCCACCATTAGCATTGCCGACACTGCTATCAGCTATAATATAGTGGCTATTCAGGGTTTTAACCGTTTCCACCCCTGCTGTAGATCGAACAATAACTTGAAGATCCGCCGCCGCAAATATCTTAAACGTGAAGGCAAAGCTATGCGCTGTGCCATTCGCACTTAGAATCACAGAGTTTGTTGATGATGATACTGTCATGCTATCTTCCTATTATGTTTTCAAATTGCGGTAATCGGGATGGTGTTATCTGCCCTTTTCTCCACCAGGATTTTTGCCCATAGTCCTTGTATCGTTTTCTTGCTGCACTTCTAAATTTCTTGTCAGCTTTGGGATCAGTTAATCTTTGTAGTTGATCCATAACCAATCTTTCCAATGCAAGCCTCCCATACCAAAGGGATGAACCAGGCGTATATTTAGATAACATCCCTACAATCTCACTTGAAAATTGTGTGTCTTCGCCTTTCACTAATTCCTGTATATTCCCTATTGTCAGCTTTCCTAAATCATTAGCTAATCCACCCATAGGGCCGCTTAATGTTGTCCAGATACCTTGCCCATGTCTATTCTGATCAGCAAAGATAAAATCTCCAAAGATTCCCCATCCTCCACCTTGAGCCACAGCCGCCGCTGCAAACTTGCCATCTATTGGCCTTGGATCACGCCCTCTGGCAATATCTTTCATTTGCAAGGCCACACCGCCAAGAATGCTTGAGGCCACAACAAAGTTAACAAAATATGATAATTTATTCCAACCTGTTTGCGTAATCATTCGCATGATATGCGTGTTAATGACCGTAACGCCAAAGTTTTTATACATTAACAAAGAACGTGTTAATTCGCCCTCTACTGTGCCAGCTTTTGTGCCTCCAGCAAAAAATACTTTTCCTTTTAAAGAGGCTGAAGGAACGGCAAAATTAGTCTCGTTATTAATCATGCCAAGGATTTTATTAGATAGCCTGTCTTTTTGCCTGTCAGTTAAATCCGTTCTTTTTCTTAGATTTTCAATGCTAAAAAAATCAGCGCCAGATTCTTCATCAACCCACTTATCCGTTTTACGCAAAGTATCCCATAACGTACTATCAAATCCGTAATTATCTAGTGTCTTGCGAAAAGCCTCATCTAACTCTCCAAAAGCCTTATTGCTGTTATCTGCCATAAAGCCTAGAAATTCCTGACCAAAAGCCCATCTATTAGCCTGCGTCCAAGGGGATAATAAAGAAGCCTTCATCACCACATCAGATAGCCTTCGACTTAATTCTGGCCCTGTAATCTCCCCGACCATACGCATTTGATGACTTGCTAATGCTGTCCAGCCTTCAGAAATTAACCCTAACCGAATAGCGACCTTCCCTCTGTCAATTCCCTTTTGCCCAATCGCCATATATTTTATAACATCACGCAATGTATTCCATTGAGATAAGCCAGCCATCTGTCTTGTTACACGGCTACTGTTTAAGTCAGTAATCGCAGAAATAAATGCACCACCTAACTGCGCTGAAGTAAGGATATTCCTTAGACCAGCAAACCAATTCCCTACAACGCTATCCACTGGAGAGTTTGCATCCCCTGATAAATGCGAATAATAATCAGATATTCTTTTTTGGGCTTTGTTTGATTTATTAATAAGTCTTTGTTTTGCTGCGCCAGTTAACTCTGATGTTTCAGCTTCTTTCTTTATTGTCATTTGCATGTATTTTAAAGTTGCATTTGGATTTGGCCCAAGCCTTTCCATAATGCCAATATCTCTTGACATGCTTTGAACATGACTAAGAAAAACATCAAAAGGATTACCTTCGCCAAATTCATCATTATACTTCATAAAAGCATCTGAATTTTTAAAAGCTAAAAAACGATGGTCTGCTCGTTTGTTTGCTATTGATTTTGCAAAGCCACTTTTGCCTGGATCAACTTTATTATAACCATTTGATGTGATGCTTTTATAAACATCTTTCATTGCATCATCAAAATCTTTAATTTGGCGTGTGCTCTTTATTGATACAAGATTATTACCAGTAATAGATTTAGTAACAGTTTCAAACGGCTCATTCGTTCTAGGGTTAATCATCTTAGAAGGATCAATTAAATCATTAATAGTCGAAAACCATTCATTAAACCCTTTATTGGCAACAGCAATAGCGTTATGCGTTACAGGAAAATAATTATCTATTTTGCCTATTGTACCGCCTGCACGGTTAAATCTCTCACGGAGATAATCAAATGTATCACGCATGGACTCGCCAATTTCTTTGACTATATCAGAATATTCCCCTTCTTTTCCTAGAACATATAAAACACTTTGGTTTAATTCTTCTTGATTGCGAACCTTTGTAAAAACATTACGCTTAAATCTTCCTAAGAACTCACTAATTCTACTATTTGCATCATTTTCTACAGACTTAATCATACCTCCCAAAGTTGCATGTTTTGTTGCCTGATCATGGGTTAGTATAGCTTTTGCCCCTTCGTAAATGTCTTTTTTGCCAGTAGGCGTTACAAATTCATTCATGTCCTTTTTAATTTCGGCCCAAGAACTAAACTGTAATAACTTACGGTATTGCCTTAATTTCTTTTCATAAGTTTTTTGTTTTTTTACTCTTTCGGCTGCTTCCCTTGCCGCTATAGCAGGGGTAAAATTCTGGCTTAATTCATTATAAATCTCATCATATCTTTGGAAAAGCTCATCTTTATAAGCTTTTTTCTGCTCGTTAGTTAACCCTGAAATGTCCTTATCAAGATTGATTTCTACACATTTTTTATAACTCATTAGGCGCACCCACTAACGGCTTTCTCAAGCGCATCTTCTTCTTCAAATGATTTTTGCAGTTTCCCTAATGAAGTTACTTCTACCGTGACTTCATCACCTACTGTTTCTAAAGGAATATCTACTTCCTTCGTTATATCACCGCCTACATTTTCCAATGCTTCAGCTTTTAACGCTTCTAGATTTGAATCCATGCCTTCGATCGGATCATCAAACTTATCTAAATTAACATCCTTTAATTCAACCTGTCGAACCGTGACGGTGGCATCATCCAAACGCCCTCTAGGATTTCCAGGCTCTTTGTTTTTGCCAGCCTTTTTCTCTAGGTTTTTTCTAGCCTGGTTCATACCAGCTTCATTGTAAGCATCAGCAGCATCATCCCCAATATTTTTACGGATAGCTGCCTCTTTCGCATCGTGAGCATGGGTATAAACACTTTTAACGTCTTTTCTTGCTTCGGCTCTAAACTCCTCTAAATCAATTTTTTTAGGCACTTTTTTCTTTACTGTCTCCTCAATGGTTTCAGCAAATTCTTCTTCAGCATCAAACTTCTTAGAAACCTCTTTTGGAGGAGGGTTTTTTAACGTAGCTTCAGCCGCCTTTGTAACTTGTCCTTTTGCAACCCCTTTTGAAGCAATGCTGTCAGCAAGGGATTCAGCCCTTCGTTTTGCATATTCTATCTGCTCTTTTGTTGCGTTTTTGGGAACGGCAACTAAAGCCCCTACCATTCCAGAACGGTTACTCCTGTCTCGTGCGTTTCTCGCTGCTCTAATGATTTTTTTATTTTTAAAATCAATAACTGTTGTTGGTTCTTGCCCCCTTCCTGCTGTACCTCTGGCCTCTGTAAGATAATAAACTTCTTGTGCTGTTTTATTCTGCCCAGAACTGTATTTGCCAAATTGATTCTTACCGTAGAAGCCTTTAAAAACGCCTGTACCACCAAATGGAGTCAATCCATCATCAGTGCCAAAAATAACATGGCCTTGTGTAACGTCCGTTTCCTTGCTCACAACCTTTTTTCTTTTAACGGTTTTTGTAACCGTTTCGGAGGTTGTAACTGTTTGTTTCCTTAATGCGTTTGTTTTCTTAATAATATCAAGATCAAGATCCACATTAACATCAACCTTATTAGAAGCCGCTACAACGCTTTCAGCCTTTGTTTTAACATCAATCTCAAAATTATCGTAAGCCTCTGGTGCTATCTCGTTCTTAGAAGAAACAGGGATAGTTTCTCCATGAGCAACAGCACTTAATTTCGTATTAAACTCTGTTTGCGCTGATGCACTTGTCGCATCATTATTTTTCACTCCGCTATAAACAGAGGCATCTTCTGCATTGTTTGCAATTCTTTCGGCCAACAACTCTTGCTGCTCAGTAACAGCGCTGTTTCTTAATAACCCTGCTTTTTTAAACGCTTCATAGCCTTTTTTCAGTTGCCCAAAAGTTAATTGCACCGCTTTACCAGCAATATACAGAACACCAGCGCTTCCAGCAGAAGCGATCCCTGCTGTCAAAACAGCATTGCGAAATTGTTCAGGCGTATAATCAAGACCTAACTCTTGATACCACTCTTGCACATCCTCCTGAATAAACCATTCTGTACCAGCACCTATTAATCCTTCGGCAATCATAACACTATAAATGTTTACGCCAGGGATAAACGCGGCTGCCACACTAGGGACAAGACTTGCAACAACCTTGGGATCTGTGACCGCAGCCTCCGCTGTTCCAGCAAACCTTGCGAAAGCTGCATTAAAACCAGGAGACAATTCTTCAATTTCCAATGCAGCCTGTTGAATTTCCAACGTAAGCTTTTTTGCATCTTCCAATATTTTTTCAGCACTTAAATCCTGCAAATCAGGGAATAACTCTTTATTCTCCTGAATAAATCCCAACAAAATATTTAAGCTTGTATTATACTTTTCTTCATCCTTCACATTGTTAAGCAAATCAATAGAAGAATAGCCTGTTAATTGATTTCCTGGATTAACAATTTGCTTGTCATATTTAATTCCTGGCTCTGTAAATGACCTCCCCCAATCTACATCAGAAAAAAAAGAAGAAGCAGAAGAAATGTGTGGATCATCAGGAATTTCCAAACCATTCTCTTTTGCAACCTCATTCACACGCCCAACAATCGGCTCAAGGATTTCGCTTATAACTGATCCTGGCCCATCACTTGTATTGAGAGCATTAAACATGCGTCTGGAGCTTGTATAATTATCGGCAAAAGAATATTCTCCCCTTCCAGCCATCTGCGCTAACCGAAAGGTTGAAGTGTCCGTTGGGTTTGAAAACCTCATTACTTAAACTCACCATCTTCATACACTGCGTTTGGGATGAAAAGGTCTTTTGCGATTCCCCAAGCAGCCTGTGCTGTGCCTTTTATTGTGCCTTTATGTTTTTCCCATAAAGCCTCAAATTCCTGTTTTTTCTCGTCAGGCAATTCTACCCAATCAACATTAAGCAGTGCATCCCTGTTGTCCTTAAACAAATCTTCAGAGCCAGCAAAACTAGCAATTAAATCAGACTCTATCCCTATTTGATATAAGGCCATGCCAACATTAGATTTTATAACGTTGGTAACATCAGCTTGCACTGCAAGCTTATATGCATCAAGCGATTCATAGGTTTCACCATCAAGAGTAAATTCAAGGTCTTTTGCTATTTTGTATGCCTCTACTTTTTTGAGCTTTTCTAAAGCCTTGCTATTGAAATCAATGATGACAACATTGCCTGTCCTTTTATTATCTAGCGTTAATAATTCTACTGATTCATATTCATCAACTTCATTCAATATTTCGAGCCTGCGCCATTCCTGCCCTGTTTCTGGCCCCACTACAGGGAGAAAGCGAATACCCTCCCCCTCTCTTATTCTCTTTAATAAATTTTCATCAATTTTTTCACCGCTTTGGGCAAGAGCAAGATCCTCAAGAGTAAAGTTTCTCATAAAAATCTGGACGTCTTCTTTTGTAAATCCTGTGGGAACAAGCATTGTCACTGCATCTTCTCCACCCTTTTCCCCATATACTGTCTGTACCCCACCGTAGGCTGTTCCATCAGGAGCAACAACTTGCCCTGTCACAATTTGAATTGCCCTCTCCAAATCTGTGCTAAAATCTACTAATTTCTCTGCTTTTATATTATCAACCGCAGGATCAGTCTGCTCATCAGGCGATAATGTGTATTTATAAGGATTCTGGGCGCTCTCTGCCACAAGATAAGCTTGCGCTGCTTTTGCGTACCAATCTGCGGCTTGCTTCTGTTCAGGCTGGTTCCCATCAAGCACTTCATTTAATGGGGCAGTAAAATTAAAAAGATTTTTTAAAGGCCCATTAACTTGACCTGGGTAATTTTTTATTGAGCGCAACCCCTTCATTATTATACTAGCATTTGCTTCATTCGTTTCCCCACCTCTTGTCAGCAGTTCAGCAACAACAAATAAAGGCTCATCCATTCCTAATTGCTCTAAAACCTCATCAAAAACTCCCAAAGGCTCAAAATGCTCTTGCAAGGATTTTAATGCCGCTAAGTCGCCTAAGTCGGTTGATTCGTCAAAGAAAGCAGTTTTAATTTGAGTGGCTAAACCTTGCGGAAGGTAATTAATCTTGCCCCCACTTGTTTCAGAAAAGCGTTGGTGCGCTTCTCTTGCAAAATTAATATAATTAGATAATTCTTTTTTTGTTTTATCGTCAGCTTTTCCAGCAAGAAGTTCCCATGTGATACGAGGTTGATGATGAGCCACAAATAAAGCAAGCTCATTGTCCAAAGCGTAACTTACAATATCCCCTTGAGCGTCCTTTAGCTTTTTGTCTTCAGCGGCCATTAAGCTCAAAACATGATCGCGGATCTCTGCGCCTTCATTGGTTGATGTGTTAACTTTGCGCCAATTAAGCTCTAATCCATATTCGTGATTTAAATCTTCTCCATTCAAAACAGACTTATAAAATTTAACCTTAGATCCATACCCAATAGATTCTTTCCAAAAGTCTGAGATTAAGGCTTGATCACTTTTAATAGATAGATTTTCTGATAATTGTTTTAGACTTTCTCTTTGGGTTGGGGTGCCTACGTCGGCTGCTAACTTGCTTAAAGCTTGTGCCTTTAAAGCCAATTCGCCTAATAATTCAATATTTTGCCCAGGATCACCAATATTATTAATTTCAGCGTTTAAAGTCGCAGTCTGTTCGCTTAAATCCTGTTTTTGTGCTTGGGATAGATCCGATTGAAGGGTGCCTGACATTTTATCAAAACGTGTGGCAGATTGTAACGCTTGGCTTATAATTTTTTCGACAGTTTTCTTCCCATCAACACCGTCAACCTCAATGATTCTTTTAAGCATTTTCGTAACGCCACTATTATCCGCATTACTCTCGCCTTTAAATACCGCGTCATGCACATTTTGCAAAACTTGCACATTGCTAACATTATTAGGATCAGTAACCTTGTCATATAAAGCATCAAAAGCTGTTATTTCAAAAGTGGCTTTAACCTTTTTGCTGCCATTCTTATAAGGGAAAAAAGATTTCCCCTGGGCTTTGAGACGAGCTTGGCTTTTTGCATCATTATCTAAAAGCGCTAAATCTTTTAAAGCTTCCTCAAAATTAACATCTTTATTCCCATGATTTTCATTGTACTTAGCATTCTTCATATTGCTGTATTCGATTTGCGCCTGCTTTACCTTTGTATCAATCACACCTCTAAGCTTAAACCGATGACGCAATTCAGACTGATTAAAATACGCATTAAACTTATCATTGCTGTAACGGTCTTTGCCTAGCGTTTTAAGCAAGTCAGTTTTAATCTTTTCAACACGCTGGTTCCACAAAGGATTTTCACCATCCAATACCCTGTTAAAATCACTGCTTTCCTTCATTTCATTAAAAGCTTCAAAGATTTTCTCATCAGCCCCCAATGTAGCCTCATTAAGCAAGTTATCCCTCGCCATTTCATAGCGAACCCTGGCAAACTCGCCGATCTCTGTAAGCGCTGTGCTGATAGGCTTGGCTTTAGCCAATTCAGATTGAACAGCCGTATTTGCATTGTGCCGCGTGGTTATTGGCCTGCCAGGAGCTTCACTGGTGGGTGCAACTTGCGATTGATATAAAGGTATTCTCATGTGCTAAACCACCCATACTGATCGGCCAACCGTGCTGTTTGGCCTATACCGCTGATTAATGATGATGTTCCTTGTGAGCGCAAACTAGCCGCCTGTGCGCCGCCTTCCATGCGTGACAATTCAGCAGCTAGGCGCTTATCTTCCTGTGCGTCCGTAAGCTGCATATTCGCCACTTCATTATTGAAATCGGCTGTTGCCATTTCAAAATCATATTCTCTGGCATTGCGTGATAAAACTTCAAAGGTTGTTTCACTGGCTATATCAATATTGGCAAAAGCAGTATTAGCTCTTACTTCGCTTTGCACTTGATCCAGGCCAATCTTGCGCCTGGTTTTAAAGATATTGTGATTGGTATTAACAATATCAATTTGCTTTCCTAGCAAATCAATATCACGCTCAATTAATTGTGCGTTTTTCTCGCCTACTTCTCTTGCCGCATCTGCTGCGTTATCATACGCTGCTTTTTGCGTAAAAGCATTTAATAAGGCGGTGCCTGCTGTTACTACTTGCCAAAACATATCATATATCAAACGTGTTAAGTCTTGGATAAACAGCCAAGACGGTTAAAGGTAAAGCTTGGGTTTGCCTGATATACACACGGTCATCTTCAAAAAAACCGCCTGTAAATTCGATTTCCTTATCGCCAGTGAATAAAGGCACGGCTGTATCCGTAGCCATTGAACTATCCCGAAAACTCAGCGTTTCCAAAGAATCGGAGCTTGCCCCCACATCCAGACCCACAGAACGATACAAACGAACCGTTACGCCATGTAATCGCTTGGGTTTGCCCTGTGAGGTGCCATCAGCGCTTCCTGATTCCAATCTTAGCGTTTGCATAACACTATCATAAGGAAACCCCATAACAGCCGTTGTAGAGCTAAAACTAAGCGTTACACCGCCACTGGATACCGTGCGATTAGCATGGGCTGCACCATTAGCCATAATCTCAAGAACTTCTTCCTCAAGATGATATAGCCCTGTCATTGCCGTTGCGCCTGTTCCTGCTGTCGGCCATGTTGAAGGATAGGAAAGACCACTATCAACAAAGAAACCTTTTTCTGTTGAATTGCCAAAATCAATGGATTTCAATCGTTCTACATATCTTTTAACCAATCCCTTTACGGTTCGCTTTACAATCATATATAATTCATCTTCACCGCTTTCGCTTGGCAAAGTTGCTATACTTTCCACCACTGCCTGTGTTTGTGATGTAACCGCAAAGAAATTGCTTTGAGAAGATGAAAGCGTTAATTTCCCACCACTGCTATCTCTCACTGTAACAACAGCCCCACTTGCACTTGCCGCAAAATCACTGTGATTATTTAATGCGGTAGCTAAAAGCGTTGCTGTCGCGTTATTACTCGTATTGGGGCGAAAATGTAAAGATGATGAAGGGGAAGCGCTCCCCACAGCATCCGTTGTAAACACAACTTCTGTTCCATCTTCCTTAGTTAATGTAACTGTATTTCCTGCACTAATAGACGCATAATTATCCACCGTGATGGTAGGCGTTCCCACATAACCGCCAATGACATGCTTATGCCAGGCAACTACCTGTTCTTCCCTGCGATACGTCATGCCTAATAACGTGCCATCAGCCCTTAAACACCAGACAATAGAATCAGGCTCTTGCTGATAGGCAAATTCCGTAATGCCTCCTTCAGTAATATGCTCACTGAGAATCGTCATATCAGGCGCGGCATAGCCTTCTTCATCGACATCACCGACATAGCGAAATTCTCTTATTTTCCTTTTGTTTCTTTGAAGAAAAAGCGTAACATCCGCTACTTGTATCGGAGCAACTTTAGCACTGCCGTAGTTGCTGTATTTTCTAATGAGTGTTGTTGTCGGCGTAATAGGGCCGTTTGAATCGGTGGTCAGAACATATTCGCCACCAGACGTACCAATGGTTAGCACTCTAGTTGCACTTAACCACCTTATTTGATTGACCGTATTACTCGCTAATGTGTAATTCAAAGCATCATCGGCATTACTGCCAACAGTATGATTAGTATAAGCTCCATTCTTGGAAAACCACAAAGTTTGTGGATAGTCATTTGTCGCCCCGAAAACCAGCCTTTGCTCAAAAAATGTCACAACACTTGGATAATTGTCAGCACTTGCATTTAGGCTTAAACTGGCACTTGTCAGGCTAGGCGTGGCAAATGTCCAGTTATTATCCGCTGATCTTGTTAATGTCCTGATAGCGTAACTAGGATGCACAAAATACATGGTATCAGCACTTTGCACAAAGTTAACATCAGCCAATACGCTGCTAGGATAAGGGCTTGCTACCTCGAATATCTCATCACAAGTCTGCGTTTCCCCTGCACTAAATGTTGACATGCTCGTAGTGTTAATGGCCGTGCCATGCAAATCTGTCAGAGTAAAGGTATTGGTGGTGACATTCGCTACAAGAAAATTTCTTTTTTGCAAATCCGCAAAATAAGTAGCCCCCACACCATCCATATTAAGAAAGATTTCATCGCCATTGCTAAACCCATGACCATCGGCTGTAATAACGCCAGGATTTGCGTTTGTAAGCCCATCAATAGTTTGAGGCGATCCTTTCAAAACCTGAGTAGGATTCCCATCTGTATCCTTGCGATACACACGCATAATGCTATCGCCAAATTCCAGAATATAAGTATCACTGGTTTTAAACTGAAATGGAATTAATCGTGTGGTATCGTCACTATCTTTGACCTCGCCTAGAAATTCTGTGCCTGGCCTTCGCGTTACACCGCCTTGTGGCAACACAAGGAAATTAGTTAGCTCTGATAGCCCTTCACGGTATTTCTGGAGTCCTACTCTGCCTTCCAGCTTTGGTGATAATTCACCGCCAGTAAAGGACGATAAGGCTGGTGCCGATTTCGCCATTTAGAATCTTGCCTCAATAAAGTCTGATGCTTCAATGCGCTGTGGTGCGCCTTCTGTCGCATCAACAAAACGTGCTTCTTTGAGCTTTTCCTGATAAAGCGAATAAGTGGTATTGGTAAGGGAAGTGCTTCCTGTAATCGCATAGCATACTTCATGGGCTAATCGTGCCGCTAATGTATCTATGAGACTGGAATCATATTGGGTCGTATCGGTGACTTGCCCGACATACTTGATTTTTACCGTTCCTTCATTGGTTAATAACTTTCTGCCTTCAATAACGAAAACAGGCGAGCCATCGGTGCTTGTCATGTTATCCATTGGATATGTTAAGGTGCCGTTGCTAAACTCAAGCACCCTGAGACAATAAGGATCGGTAGGCAGTACATATTGGTATGTATAGCCGAAATTAGGAGCAGAGCTATCCTGCGATAAGGTTGCTCTGGTAATAAGGCTATTCCAGGGATGGGATCTAAAAACGGAATCACGCACACTATCAAAGCGCTGATTAATAACAATCGCCGCCTTCGTGTTTTCCGATAAGGAGCTAATGGTGCTTGCACCAATGCTGTTTAGCGCGAAATTCGCTATATCGACTTTAGATGCCATTCGTTTCTCCTAGAAAAAAAGAAGGGGGGATTTCTCCCCCCGACTATTTAATCAATGACGTAATGCATTGTGAGTTCAACGGTGCCTGTACCAGCAGCACCACCCATTACAACAGTAATAGGAATACCGTCCTTGTCTGCATTCACAACGGAATTTCTTCCTAGTGCAGACGTAGCAGCAATATCCACTGTCGTAATGCTCGTGCTTGCAGCAGCAGCTTTGTACTCATCAACGTCCAGCGCAACGGTTGTACCGTCACTGTCTTTGTAAGCAGCATGGCCTACAGATAAGGTTGTTGATGAACCCATTGCATCATGGACAAGCTCTCCTGAGAGTATTCTTGCGCCATTTGGCAAGTTGAACATTTCGATAACATCACCAGACGCTAGGCTGGAAGCTTCATAGAGCGCATACGCAACCCTCATTCGGCCACCCATCTCATTGGGCTTGATGTTTTCTTTCGGATCATTTTGATCCCATTTAGTTTTCTGTGCAGAATAAACAGTAGCCATAATTCAGTCCTCCTTATTCGTTACAGGCGATTTGGACTACAGAAGTTTCCTGCATCCTAGTCGCGCCGAAAGATGAACAATAATAAACTTGCGTGGCATATGATTTATCGCTTCGCTCGTCTATTTTTGCCGTTGGCTCTTTACCGATAGCCAACTTACAGCCTTCTTGCGCCCAAGCGTAACAAAGCCTGCTTGTACCATCGTCCGTTAGGCGATTGGAACGAATGAACTTAAAGCCCATAAACGTATCAATCTCACCTTGAACAAGAGCTTTTACAGTATTGTAATCTGCACTTGTAACGGTTGATAGATTAAGCAAGTCCTCGATTTGCTCTGGGGATACAGCCATGTATCGTGG